TTTCTTATGAAGAAAGCGAAGCCGCCTGTAATAAAGCCGGTAAAGTCGGCAACGGTTGGGAGCTTGGGCGTGTAAAAACACTCAAAAGTGCGGTCAATTTTTCAGGTGAAATCACTATCGCTAACATTGATGTGCCAAGCGGCGGTTTAGCGCGCGAAGAAGATGACGACTACCGCAAGCGAATTCTTGCCGCACCGGAAGCGTTTACCAGTTGCGGTTCAATTGCCGCTTACGATTATCACACCCGCGCCGTGTCACAAGACATCGCCGATGTGAATGTGTCTAGTCCACGTGGAGGTTTAGTGCGCATTACCGTGCTCACAAAAACAGGCTTGCCCGACAGTCGGTTGCTTAATGATGTAAAGCAATATGTTAGCCCGGAACGCCGTCGCCCATTGTGCGATATCGTAGAAGTGATTTCACCAACTAAGCGTGATTACCAAATCAATGCCACATTAACGCTACTAGACGGCTACCGCGAAGACATTGTGAAAACCAAAGCCCGTGATGCGCTTCAATTGTATTTATCCGATAAAACCAAAAAACTCGGTATTGACGTTGTGCCGTCAGCCATTATCAGCGCACTGCGAGTTGAAGGCGTGTATGACGTTAATTTAACTGCACCCGCGAAAATTGTAGTGGGTGAAACAGAATGGGCAAACTGCACCGCTATCAATATTGAAGTCGCACCGGAGCGCAGTAATGGCTAATTTGACTTACGCGGACGTGATTGAGCGTGAAACCAAATACAAAACCTTGGCAGATTTAAGCGAGCGCATGAATGCGTTGGATAAAAGCAAGGTGATGACGACTTTGGTCGAACTGCTTGATGATGAATTTATCTCGTTACTCGCTGAAAAATGGAGTGTGACGGGTTACGACGGCGCATTTTTAGCGGAAAACGACCATTCAAAACGAAGTTTAATCAAAGCAGCTATTGAACTGCACCGCTACAAAGGCACACCTTGGTCGATTCGTGAAGTGTTGCGTCGCTTAGGTTTCGGTGAAATTGAAATTGATGAAGGGTTAAAAGCACGGACTTATGAACATAAATTTGTGCAGACCATACCGTTAAGCGATAAATGGGCTTATTACGCCATTCGACTGAATCAACCGATTACTAATGACCAAGCGCAACAACTACGTAAGATTTTACGTAATTTCGCCCCAGCACGTTGCACATTAGCCGTACTGGATTATAAATCCGTACCGCTACGTTACAACAACAAAGCCCGTTATAACGGTAGTTATAACCACGGTTCAAACTAGATTTAAACCTCATTTAAAGGATAGTTATGGCTAATTTAAAAGAACAAGAAAAGTGGGAAGACGGAGTTTATCAAATTGAAGAAAACGACCCTGTGCTTGGCGGTGAGAATGGCATTACAAATAAACCCATTAAACAACTCGCCAATCGTACATTATGGCTTAAAAAGACATTGGAGCTATTTGGTAAGAAATCCGCACCGAAAGATTTAACAGCAGAAAGCACAAGTACGGCTGATGAATCCGGCCATAGTCATAAATTACCGGTAGGATCAACCACTGAGAAAGGTATCTGGCAAGGAACAAGCGATACTGGCATTGATAGTGATGGTTTGGTATTGACAGCTAAAGCCGGTAAAAAACTTGCGCAATTAATAGCTCAATTACAGCTAAATGTTACACAAAATTACATCAATAACAATAAAAAATCAGACTCGGTAAATAGTAACTCGTCTGAAGACGTTGCTTCAAGCAAAGCAGTAAAGACGGCTTACGATAAAGGCGTTGCTGCAAACAACAACGCTGAAGGTCGAGTATCTAAATCGGGCGATACGATGACTGGTAATTTATTACTCAAGCAAGGTGATTATAGTGGCCTTAATGTATATAACAATGATGGCTATTATACTCGACTTGAGGGTAATCCTCACAATGCCAATAACTTATTGACATTTGTTTATCGATCACCACAAGGCGCCAACATAGCCGCCGTAGGTTTTCCCAAAAAAAATGGCACAATCGCTTATATTAATGATGTAGTTCTTAAAAGCGGTGATTCCATGACTGGCATTTTGTATTCTGTTGGCATTTCGTCTAAGCATTATGGGTATGGCGTTTACGCTAATCAATATACAAGCGGCGCCCCGTTTTTAGTTAACGCTGAAGGGTCGCAAGACCGTGATACGTATCATCCATTTGTCAAAGGGTTGGTGCGGTCAAAAGGAGGTTATGGCGCTGGATTTTCGTTTGGGTACACCACAAAGCAAGGTCAAGGTGATGGCTTTGGGCGAGGGATTATCCATCTTGTTGAGGATAATGGCTCTAACAAAATGTGGGCTTTCGAGCATAATGGCGACTTTTATTCCGCTGGGGATGTAAGAACATCGAGTGGTAAGTCTTTAAATACTGCTGCCCAATTAAGTGATTTCCAATATCAAAAAATAGGTGACTTTGAGATTCGCCGTTACCCAGATGGCACGATGATTCAAATTTGCGCTGTAAATGTAAAAGAAAATCAGTTAAGTACTAACCAAATCAAAAAGTTTAATTGGGCTGTGGCATTTATTGAAAAACCTATGGTGTGGGTGACAGCTAATGCAACAAATAATGCAAATGGAGCTCAAGTAGATATTGGAGCTCTAGCTGGGATTGTAATATCAGATTGTACACCAGCAATATGTGCTTACCGTACAGGTGAAATTTGGGCAGACAAAAATCACAACCCAACCATGCAATTCTTAGCAATAGGGAGATGGAAATAATGACTATGTACTATAAAGACGGATTTTTTAATGATGATTTCGGTGGTTATGTTCCGGATGGCGCAATAGAAATCGCGGACGAAACCTACCGCACTTTATTAGATGGACAAGCCGCCGGTAAGCAGATTATTGCTAATAAGCAAGGTAATCCAATTTTAGTTGATCCACAACCAAGTGACGCACATGAGTTAAATCTTGATACTTTAACATGGGAAATTTCGGCCGAAAAACAAAACGCACTTTTAACAGAAAAGCGCAACCGCTTAATTGAGCAAATTGACAGCCACGCGGCAACAATTTACAGCACGTGGACACGCTTTGAAAGTGAGTATCGTGAGCGCCAAACAGCAGCGGAAGCGTATAAGGCAGCAAACTATCAAGGCGAATGCAGTCGTTATATCACGGACTTTGCCAAACGTGCAGGCTTAAACAACAAAGCGGCAACAGATTTAATTTTAGTGCAAGCTGCTGGGCTAGAAAAGCTACAAGTTGAGCTGGCTAATCAGCGCATGCGTAAGTATGAGCTCAAAGCACCTAATCTAACACTAGAGCAACTACAATCAATCTATGATGACATCATTAAACAAATGGATCACTTAATGGAGGCTTATAATAATGGCTGATAAGGTTTATTTAGCACTTTATAAACACAAACGTTCTTTTCTTAAAGAACCGCTTAAAGCAATGGCGGACGCAGTAACGCGCTTTCTAACAAAAGGTAAATACTCCCATTGCGAGCTAGTGATTGAACAGATTAACTTCACTACCGGTCATCACTACGAATACGAGACAATATACCAGTGTTTTTCATCATCTGTACAAGATGGTGGTGTTCGTCGTAAAGAAATTGACGTCATGAACGGCAAGTGGGATTTAATCGAACTACGCAACGTAGATCCAAATCAAATTGTGAATTATTTCGACTGGACAAAAGGCATGAAATACGACTGGTGGGGTGCTGTCGGTATAGTCCTTGGTATCAAACAAAAAAGGTCGAAATATTTTTGTTCTGAATGGTGTTATAACGCATTAATTCAAGGTAACCAAGACGGATGGCGATTTAGTCCGAATGATTTGGCAGTGATTTTTAAAAGAGGATAACAACATGAAAATTGGTAACAAAATAAAATTACGTAACGGCAATGCTGGCACTATCGTCTATGAGAGCCCATTTGGCAAATTATTAATCGTTGAGCATAACGGTGATGAGTTACCACCTAGCCACTGGCATAATGCGGATGGTACGTTTTATGCAGATTGTACAAGTGATTTGGATGTAGTTCAGGAATAAAGACGGCGACACTATCTGTGCGGGAACACGGATAATGCCAGCTAAGCAGAATGAGCCTGCATATAGCTATATGCCGCCTACCTCGCGAGGCAGGCGGTATTTT